TTACGTGAAGCAACACCAATTCTAGTCAGAGTTTCTCTCACTTTCAAAAAGTCATCGGGTTCACTAAGAAGAACCACCACCATATCACTTTGCTTCCACTGAACTTCAGTTTCACCGCTCATGTTTACCACCTTTGCACAATGCTTTTTTAATATTATCTAACTGATCCTTGGTGAGAATCCTAAGAGCTTGGAGTGCTTTATCGTCATTATAACCATAATACTCTTTAACTATTTCAAGATAATCAATAGAATCTTTTCTTGCCCAAGGAGAGAAACGCTTCCTTGGCTTCACACTATTTATAAAAAAGTCATATTGCATCTTCTTTGGTAGATGCGGGTTCTTATTCATCTCATTGGAATAGAGCACAGTATCAGTGAAAGAACTGAGGCACCTGTTAATAATATAAGGAGGATACCCTCGCTCAGAATCAACGTCATCATCTAGAATACTTTTATTTGATTGGTTAATTGAATAGAGATAGTCTTTCAGTTGATATGTCATAATTCATAGTTGGTTAGAACTAGTTCCTTGCGAGATGCTTGATCAGTATTATAACTCCCCACGCTCCTCATGGTGTAGGTGTGTGCAAATTCGGCAGCTGTCCATCCGGTAAAACGATCACGGATTAGTTGAGATGAATTGTAAGATACAAGTTGAGGACCGACAAACCGATCACAGATAGCAGCAAACCCATCATGATCAAACCCTTTATGCATGTTCCCCTTCTTACCATAGAGATTAGAACCAATCTCATAAGGAGGATCTAGATAAGTAAAGATGTCTTTGTTGTCAGTAAAGAGTTCTTGATAGCGAAGATTAGTAATCTTCCATTTCTTGATCATCAAGGAATAGTCTGGGAGTTTATCAATGCCTCGCATTGAGAAATTACTTTCTGAAGCCTGCTTTGAGAAGGAGCTGGATTCAGTGAGACCAGAAAAAGAGCACTTGTTAACAATGTAAAAACTAACAGCACGAGATAGGTTGGATGTTTGATCATCGTTTACTTTCTCCTTAGCGTCTAGAAATAATAGTTTTGCTGATACTGGTTCTGGATGACGATTCTTGAGTTGCACAAGTTGATCACGCATCTCTCTACCATTTTCCTGGAGTTCTCTCCAGAAGTTATAGAGTGGTTCGTATAAATCATTCACCCAGATATCTAGGTTTGGGTAACGTTTACCAATTTCAATAGCAACAGACCCACCACCCAAGAATGGTTCACGATACTCGCTTGCCTGGGAAAGGTCTGGGAGGAACCGGAACAGGTTTGCCAGTGCTCTGCTTTTGCCCCCTGGGTAGCGAAGGGGTGTCTTCAAAGATTTCAAAGTTCGGGGCATTGTATTTTAGGTATTCAAAAAACGTCATTTTTAATTCCTTCTCAGTCATGCCACAGTGCTTTGCTGCAGCAGGTAGGTTCATTGTAGCATAGAAAAGACCCTCATGGGATTCTTTTACATTCTGCGGTGTGGTTTTATTTGGTTTCATTTGAATTCACAACTCATCATGATCTCAGTAAGACATGCCAACAGGTTGATCTCTTGATCAGGAACAATAGTAATGTCTTTCATATACTTAGCAATGATAAGAACAGCTTCAGGAATAGAAGCAGGTTTCAATACACCATACAAACTGTCATAGATCTTACGCATCACCATACTAGGATCATTGTCCAGATGTTGAACTACCCAGTTCTTTACATTAGTAAAGTCTTTTTTCTTCAAGGACGAAAGGAGAGTGTCAAGATTGACATCAGCAACATCCACAAGAATAGCAGACGTAATAGCACCAGTAGCGGCATAGCGTTGGCACTCATTAATAAGACGCCTCCAGTCAGGATAATAACGCTTAGTAATTTTAGCGAGAACTTTATCTTCATACTCAACATTCTCGTTAGTCAGAATAGTTTGGAGACGAGTAAAGAACTGACCCTGCAAAGCTACTGCTTGTTCAGGTTTGATTCTAAAATCAACAACAGTGCATCGAGAATGCAACGGTTCAATAATCTTGTTAATGAAGTTACATGTAAAGATGAAACGACAGTTTCCATGAAACTCCTCTACAGCAGTCCTCAAGGACAGTTGCACGTCATTAGTTGTGTTGTCTGCCTCATCGATGATAACGACCTTGTGAGACGCTCCAGAGGTCAGAGAGACAGTGGTGGCAAACTGACGGACTCTGTTCCTCACAGTGTCTAGGAAGCGTCCCTCATCAGATCCATTGATCACAATGTAAGAAGCACCAATCTCCTCACACAAAGCTTTAGCGATAGTTGTTTTACCAACACCTGCTGTGCCACTCAGTAGCAAGTTAGGTAGTTCTCCTTGGTTAACAAAACCTTGAAAAACTTCCTTGATAGTTTCTGGGAGGATACAATCTTCGACAATGCTTGGACGGTATTTCTCCACCCACAAAAATTCTTTACTCATAATCAAATCCAATCAGGTTTACGTTCTGGAGCACGAAGATAGTTGGTAGCTACCCAAGGTTTAGATGCAATATACATTTTGTACTTGCTGTAGATATCAACAGTATCATACTTGAATTCATCAGGACCTGCAAACACAAAAGGTGTATGCATAGTATTGTCTGCTGATGGTAAGAGATGTGTTGCCTCTAGTAGTGGTCTAGAACAAGAATGAACCTTACCGTATCTGTGTGTGTACTCAGCACACAGAGAAAGACCATGTGTAAGTAACCACCATGCATTTTCTAGAGAATCATTTGCCCAGATAGTGCAAGGGTGATTACGGAATGCACCTTTCTCTGTCTTGTATGGTTGACCATCGTTGCGATGTATTCTACCATAACTATGACCCCATTCTTCAGAGCAAACAATAGAGAGCATTTGACATGTCTCTAATGGCATCTTGACAATGTGTTTGTCAGGCAAGCACTGTGCTGAGATAGTGGGATCAGGGTCTGTTACAAAAATATTCAATTAGGTTCAAGGGCAATATAATATGTAAGATCAACATCGTTATTAATCCATTCGGAAATTAGATGCTGAGATACTTTAACAGTATAGTCACCTGGTAGGACACGAATGTTTTCAATCTTGAGATCAAGACTAAAGGTGCCAGTGCTAGAACCAGCAACGGTGATATCGTAAGTATTGCTGGTATCATTCTCTTTGTCTCTAAGGATGAGTTTGATTTCATCAGAATCTTTTTCTGAATAGAAAGTAAGATCTGGCAAACTATAAACAGCAGATGCTTTTTGCAAAGCTACAAGATCATCAGAGGAAAGATTAAACTCTACATCAGAACCAGGAAACTTTACATTTTTTTCTGGTGCAGACTTGAGCGTAATCTCAGGGTCAGAGAAATAATACTTAGCAGACTGACGACCGCCACGGATAGAAACAAAATCGCTAGATGTGAATTCCAGTTGAGGATCGTTAAACAGAGAAATACCGCTAAGGAACTGACTGAGATCATAAATTGCGAAGTCACTAGGAAATACTTCTTCGCCAGTGAATTTTGCCAGAATGTTTTCTGCATTGCTAATGGTTCGTACTGTGCTCCCTTGACGAAATACGATTGACGAATTGATCGTAGAAAAATTCTTAAGGACATCTAGAGTTTTTCTGGAAAGGATAACTTTGCTCATTGAGGATAGGATTCAGTAATGTTTGATTTGTCAGAGAAGTGAAGAAGGAGTAGACCGTAGTGTAAGATCTTAATGATATCACGACGGGCAGTGCCTTTCTTGTCATAGCGTGAAGCGTACTTGAGGATGTTGCAACGGCAGAATGCCTCAGCGTCTCCACATGCTTCAATCAAGTCTAACGTTTGAATGGCATCGTTGCCAGCAGAATAGTGTTGTCCATAGGTTCCTGTAATGTAATCACGTAGCTCTGCTAACAGAGCTTCTTCATTATATTTTAAACTCATCGTTCCCAAATATATTCAATATTATCATGGTAGCATTTAAATACGCTGCCGTCAATCCCCTGCATATAGAGTTCTATACCTTTGCCACCTACAATTTTAGCGGTACGGCACTGGGTGCCTCGCAAAATTACGAGACGACCCATGTAACCATGGAATTTATCAGAAAGAGACATCGCCATCTTGTTCCTCCTCAGTAGTGTTTACATCAGCATCAATCTTATCATACAATTCGATGAATGACTGCTTAGTCTCATCATCAAAACGGTTTACGCAAACCTTGATAGCTTTCATACGATTCTGCCAGATAGCAAAAGCACGGATGATGTGAACAAGTCTACGAGTAGAGATCACTTCATCGATACCACCATCCCTAAAAGTCTTACGGATAATGTCTGCCCAGTTGGCAAGGTTGGTGCAGAACTCTTCATCAAGAACACCTAGGTTACCTGCTGCTTTCTGAAGAATTTTAGTTTCAGTAACAGGAGAAGGATACTCTTGCTCAAAAGTCAAAGCAAATCTCTCAAGGAATGCTTCATTCAATACGTTAGTACCGATGAACCTACCGTCTTCAGATCCCTTACCCTTAGTATTAGCAGTAGCAATGATATTAAATCCTGATGCTGGTTTTACATAACGACCAGTCTTCTTAAGGAATACACCTTTGCCTTCTAGAACAGATTGCAAGCAGAGGATTTTGTTAGATGCAAGGTCAACTTCATCTAGAAGCAGCACAGCTCCACGTTCCAAAGCTTCGATGACAGGACCATTATGCCAAGCAGTTTCGCCGTTAACAAGACGGAACCCACCAATAAGATCGTCCTCGTCAGTTTCAATGGTAATGTTTACCCGAATCAGTTCTCTATTTAGAGCAGCACATGCTTGCTCAACAGAGAAAGTCTTGCCGTTTCCTGACAATCCAGTAATGAATGTAGGGTAGAACAATTTAGATTGGATAATTTTCTTTACATCAGTAAAGTTACCAAAAGGAATAAAATTAGGATCCTTGTCAGGAATAAGGTTTTGCTCTAGAGCAGGAATAGCTGCAGGTGCTTGATAAGTTTGCTCAAGTTTTTCTTGAACAGTCAAGTTCCACTTGCCAATACCTTGCTTATAAGTTTTGAGTCTCTTTTTAACAGTAGCAAGAGAACAGTTGAAGTGCTCAGATGCTTCAAACAATTGCTTGGTGTTTACCTCAGTACCAACTTTGTCAGAAAGGTAAGTAACGAGGTCTTCAGTTGAAACTGGAACAGGAGCGAAAGGCATGATGTGTTTTGTTGTCTATGAATATAGTATAGGGTATGAAGGGGTCACTGACGACCCCATGTGTACCAGTTTGTCAACTGACATACTCTACGAAAGAGTTGAGTAGTTTTTTGTTAGTAGACTTACTAGCAAGCATCTTTTTAAATGCACGAGAGATCTCAGTTTTCTTAGCACCAGACTCAACGTTCAACTCTGTATTTTGGTTTAGAGAATTACTACTAATAGCATACAGAGCAGAGAAAGCTGCAGGGTTAGGAATGATTGCTGATTTTTCTTTCTTCCACTGCTTTTGAATTTCAGTGTACTTTCTAAAGTCAGCATAGCGTCCAACAAAACTAGACAACTGACTGCCCTGCAGAATACGGAAACCAATTACATTTACATCAGGGTTACGATCACGAACCTGCTGGATGAAGATATTAGTGATAGTGTCATATTCAAACTCAGGATAGACACGACCAGTCTGACGATCACGAAGGCAATTACCCCAGTCAATACGAGAAGGACGAATGATAATCTCATCTTTATGTTCGATGTACTGCTCTCTACCATAAGCAGATTGACATCCTTCACCATCAGTTAAGATGCAAACATTGACTTTCTGAAGATCATTCTGTTTTTTGAAATGAGGAATGATGTAATTAAGCAAAACAATCGCTTCATTTAAAGGAGTTCCTGAAAGAGTAACACCAATTGTATTGTGATAACTATTATAATTTTTATAGTAGTTTGCTTCTCTATACAAGTTTCTACACATACGCTCATAGTCACGAGAGTTAGAACGAGAAGAAATAAAGTTCATCAAATGAAAACAATGAGGATCAATAAAGAACTCATTCTTTTTCAATCCGTCCCAACTACGATAGTAAGAGTCATAGTTATCGTCTGGAGTTTCACCTGCTATATTTGCCATAGCACGTTTTGCTGCAATCCACTCATTAGTGAATGCATAAACTTCAAATGGAATCTGTACTTTCTTACAGAATGCAGTGAGGTTAAGAAGTTGCTTGACAGTTGGCAGTAGCTCATGCTGCATAGAACCAGACCAGTCAAGGATAAAAATCAAACCGTGATTCTTACCATCAGGAACAACAGTTACTTTTTTGAAAATGTCTTCGTTATAAAGATAAGTATGTAACTTTGAAGTATCAAGCACACCAGTCTTAGATTGACCAGCACGAGCATAAGCGTCAGCAGACTTACGACATTCAAATTCCTTAACAAGATAGTTTACCTCTTTCTGTGATTGCTTACGAAAATTATGATAGTCACTATCAACATCAGAGTAGACATTAGGATCAGATGCTTGACTGTCGATCCAATCATGAAGGACAGTCCAATCTACAAGATGGTTTTCTAGGTTAACGTTTTTAGGGATCTCAATATATGTAGTGCTACGACCGTAATTACGAGAGGAAAGATTTTCTGCTTTCTGATCGAAAGAACGTTGAGTTGAAGAAGTGTCTCCACCTCCAGAACCATCATCTTCGTCATCATCTTCGTCATACTCTTCATCCTCAATAGAATCTGCATTAGATGTAGATCCTGCACCACCAAAGTTAGGTTGGATATCAGGTTGATCTTTATCTGAAGATTCTCCAGATGCTTCCTCAGCAGATTCTACTCCTTCTGCATTTTCATTTTCTTCAGTTTCTTCCTCATCAGATTGTTCAGGAGAAGCTTGAGGAATATTAGCAACCGTTTCTTCAAACTGCTTACTGAACTCATGTACGTCAACCGCAATCTGTAAAACTTCTTCAAAAGTTTCTGCGAGATCAGTACGAGCAACAAATAATTTTTCTTCAGTAGAGAAAGGAATAAGTGCATTAGCACCAATCTTAAAGTGTAGATTGATACGGTCAATCAAACTGAGTTTAGTAAGATCTTCTCCCTGAATATTAAAGAAGTCACGGTCATTTAATTCTTTGTAACCACCAGCGAATGACTTGCGAAGACCTGGATACTTACGCTTCATTAATTTCTCAATGCGAGCGTCTTCAATTACATTGACAAAATCCTTAGGACAGTCAGCAATGTCTCTCCAGTCTTTGTTGGGAGTGAATAGTGCATGACCCACTTCGTGACCGACAAGCATATCATACACAGTGTCTGATGCTTTGTCCCAGTTAGGGAGAGTCAAAATACGACGGTCAACGTCGAAGGAAGCTGTGTAGCACTGCTTATGCTCTACAACAAGATTCTCTGTAGCGAGAAGACGGGCGAGGTTACCTTTGATTTCTTTGTTGTTTGACATGTGTCTCTGTTGCTGATGTATACATCATAACAAATAAACAACCTAGCCAACCAGTCCGTGTGTCACTTCGTTAACTGTCACGTTGAGGGTAGAGTAGTTTTTGACCTTCTCCACAGAGATAGTACGGTCGAACTTATCGTCCATACCCTGCTTGTGACTGATTACAAACACCTTGGTGCTGTCATCAAAATTTCTTAGGATCCATCCTAGATCAGATGTACCCGATGTGTCAAGTGATCCATCAAAGATCTCATCTAAAATAAGGAGGTTAGTATCCACGCTATTCTTAAGCTTAGCAATACTACGCCAAGTGAGCAGAAGAGCGATATCAATACGAGCTTTTTCGCCTTCACTGAAACTATCGTAAGAGAACACATCACGGTATCTAGATTTGATTTGCTCCTCAAAGTTCTCGTCTAGGGTAAAATTGACATAAAACTCCATACGTTGTAAGAAATCGTTAATCAACTTATTCATAGTAGGAAGATAGGTTTTGATGATCCTAGTCTTGATACCATTATCTTTAAGGAGTTGACCCGCTGTTGTAAGAACATCACGATCAGATTTCAAACTAGCTTGTTGTTTATTCAAACTCTTTTTGTTTTCAACCAAAAGTTCTAGTTTGTTATACTCTGATTTCTTGTCAACATTATCACTGTTTAATTCTACAATTTCTTCTTCAAGTGATTCCACTTGTTTACGAATTGTCATCAGTTGAAAATTGGTTTGTGAAATTGTAGTGTTGATATCATTTACTGTAGTAGAAA